TTTAATCATGTGCCGCTTCCCGAGGCCGCTTGAAAGGATCAGGACATCCCCTTTATTCGGAGGCGAAGTCAGCCGGAAGGAATACTGGTCAAAATAGCTATAGCCATAAACCGGGCCGCTCCACGGGTAGTATTCAATAGGAACCGGGAGACGATCAGGATACTGCTGGACGGCCCGGAGCATTTTGCCGTTCCCCCGGATCGCCGCTGCCCAATTCGCCCCCAACGCGGCGGAGAAGTGGCGCACTTCCACAGCCAGGAAACCGTCGCAAGCGGCCCGTGTGAGACTCGCGCTCGGCTCAGGCCGCAGGTCCATCCGCGCCAGCTTACCGGCTTGGAAAGCGCAATAAAGAGGGGGGACGACTCTGACGTACTGAAGCTCCATCCCAGACGATGCCGTCCAACCGAGTCCGTGACGAAAATAGCGATAGCGCTGCTTTCCTGCTGGCGGATGACCGCTGAATCCTGCGTCAAGGGCGCTCTGGATGGACTGGACGGAAGGGCGCACCCAAGACTGAGCAAAGCCGACATTCGCCACCATCACCACCACAACAGACAAAAGAATCCACTTTTTCATAGCCTTTCCCTTTCGCCGAGAAGTTTACCACCGGAACCGAAATTACCGGCAAACCCTACGGAGGCATCATGTCGCTGAGTTTCCCCAACCTGGTCCTTCCCTCCGCTGGGCTGGGATGGAACTTCGCCAAGCGTTCCCAGTTCTCGACCATCCTTCAGATGCCGCAGTCACAGCGGCGCCCGGCATCGGCCACGCTTCAGGCTGGCGTCGTCTATGAGCTGGAGTTGACCTTCAACGGGCTGGCGAACGTGGGCACGAGCTACAGCGATGATGCGGCCTACCTGCAGGAGTTCTACGAAGCCAACCGGGGTGGTTACGGATATTTCACGTTCGACCCGTCGCAATATCATCTCGCCAATATGAGCGTTGTGGAAGACACCACGAAACTGAGCAACGGATTCTTTGGCATCGGCGACGGCGTGACGACCGTCTTTCCGCTCTGGCGCTCGACCTCGGCCTTCGGGGGCGGGAACGTTACCCTCTGCGAGATGATCCAGAATGTGACCCTGATGGGCGGCGTCTACAACAACGGCGCGCTGGTGGCGTCCTCCGGCTACACGCTGTCGAACTTTCCGGCTGAGATCACGTTCGACGCGGCTCCGGCATCCGGCGCGGTCCTTTCGTGGGCGGGCGACTACAGCTACCTGTGCCGGTTCGCCGACGATGTGCTCGACATGAACGAGCTGCTCTACCAGCTTTGGGAGCTGTCGTCACTCAAGCTCCAAACCGTCAATCTGTGAGGCAATCATGAAGGATTACTCGGCAGACCTCAAGGCGCTGCTCGCATCCGGCGTTCCCATCGAACGCATCGAGCTGTTCTCCATCGGGCCGCTCGCCAATGGCCAGACGATCTACGCCACTACGGGCCAGCGCCCGGTGCTGTTCAGCGGAAACACCTACCATCCGTCGAAGTTTGGATCGTGGTCGCGCGGAACCATCACCACCAAGATAGGCCTCGAATCGAACTCGGTAGACTTGACCGTCTTCGCCGACAACCAGATTCCGGTCTACTTCCCCGGCACGGACTCGGCGGCGCTGCTGATGGACGGCATCAAGTTTGGGCTGATGGGCGACGCGGACGTGACGATCTATGCGCTCTACAACAGCGACTACCTGCCCGGCTACGCCTTCCCGGCGACGACCGGACCCACGGGCGGCTCTCTGGTGGAGACGAAGTTCGTGGGCCAGGTGGCGAACATCTCGGACCTCGGCATGACCAAGGCTACGGTCACCGTGCAGGACATGCTCTACATGCTCAATATCCAGGTGCCCCGCCGCGTCTTTCAGGCATCCTGCTCGCACACGCTCTACGATGTGGGCTGCACGCTATCGGCGGCAAACTTTACCAAGACGGGCACCGTTGGCGCTGTCACATACCCGTACCTGTTCACCAGCTCCGCGCACATAGCGCCGGTATCATCCGCCGGAACGTTCGCCCTCGGCATTTTGACTTGGACCTCAGGCGCAAACTCAGGACTTTCGTCTTTCGTGCGGGCGTGGACGCCGGGCACGAGCAGCGACGATTTCCAGCTTGACGTGGAGCCGATCTTCCCGGTTCAGGCCGGAGACACCTTCAGCGTCTCACAGGGCTGTAACAAGACGCTCGCCTCCTGCAGCGACCTGCAGGGGTCCACAAACGCGATGCTCCATTACGGCGGGCAGCCGGATACGCCGGTGCCGGAAACGGCGATTGGGTGAGAACCATGACAGAAGACGAGTTCCGCTCGGCGATTGCCCGGGAAGCGATGGAGTGGATCGGCACACCCTACCACGCCAACGGGGGCGTGAAGGGAGCCGGGAGTAACTGTGCCATGTTCCTGTTCAGGGTGGGCCAGAACGCCGGAGCCATCCCTGCCGAAGCTCCGCATCCGCGTTGGTTCACTCCGCAGCTTGCCACGCACAGCAAAGAGGAACGGCTGATTGCCTACCTCGAAGCCTACGGCGCGAAGGAGATCTACGAGTCTGAGGTAAAGACCGGCGACGTGATTCTCTACAAGTCCGGCATGGCGCATGGGCACGCGGCCCTGGTGCTGGAATGGCCGCGAATCATTCATATCATGCCGATTCACGGTTGCCAGATGGGCAACGTGGACGACGGCAAGCTGGGCGCGTTCAGCCGCAGATATTTCACCCTCTGGAAGGCGAGTTAAGCATGGGGATTCTCGGACCCAATAATTACGGGCAGGCGCGGTATTCCGGCGAGCTGCACAACCTCCAGCTCACTCAAGCCGTCTTCGGGACGACTGCGCCTATCATCTTCGGAACGCGCCGCGTGGCGGCCAAGCTGCTCTTTTACGGCGGTTTCTACGGCGTGGTTGCGCCTAATTCCGGCGGCAAAGGACTCGGCGGCGGCAAGTCGAACACGAACTACGACTACTACGCGGACCTGATTGGGGCACTCGCCTCGGGCAGTGCGTCCGGCGGGTGCCAAGGCATCCTGAACGTGTGGGACCAGCAGGGCAAGCTCCAAAACCAGAGCGGTTCCTACGTCTACACCATCCCGTCCGGCGGCGGCACGGTTGCGCCTGCGACTGGCTCGGCTCCTATTCAGATGAATCTCGGGGTGACGAAGAGCGCCCCCTATTCCGTGGTGGCGAACGATTACGGCAGCGGGGGGCAGCGCACCATATCTGGTACACAGTCGGTTGCGATGGAGCAGACGACCGGGACGCCGGGCGCGGGCCAGTACACTTTCGACGGGACCAACTACACCTTTGCGAGCGCGGACGCCGGGACTCAAGTCACCATCAGCTACAGCGCCGTCTTCTCGCTCTACTACTTCGAGGACACGCAGGCCGCTGAAGTTCCGCTGGCGTCGCCCTATCAGGTCTCGACCAACCATCAGCAATACTTCCAGAAAGACAACGGCGTCTACCGCGTGGATACCGGCGCGGCCCTTGTCGAGGGCACCGACTACACCGAGAGCGGCGGCGTCTACACCTTCTCGTCGAGCCTCGCGGGGGTGTACGTCTACATCAAATACACCTATTACTCGTCGGACACGTCGATCACCAACACCACGAAACTCAACGTCACCTTCTTTGGTGGAACCCTCGGGCAGTCGCCCTGGTCCTACATGCAGTCGAAGTACGCGTCGTCGGCCTTCGGCTACACCGGAATCTGCTACGTGGGCGCAAACCCCATGGCGCTCGGCAGCAGCGGTGTGCTCCCCAGCTACAACTACGAGGTGGTCGGCCTTGAGGTTTTCCCGGGCGGCGGTCTTGACGCGCACTTCTGCGATGCCTTCCGCACGCTGCTTGACGACGCGTTCCTCGGCGTGGGATTCCCCTCGGAGAATATAGACGCATGGACGGACTGCTACGCCTACTGGGCCGCGCATGGCTACCTCGGATCTGTGACTCTGGACACGCAGACATCCGTCTCCGATGCGCTTTCGCGGGTCATCGAGACCGGCAACGTCGCAGCATTCTTCTCCGGCGGCATGCTGAAGATGGTTCCCTACGGCGACACCACGGCTGTCGGGAACGGCTACACCTACACTCCTCCGACGACTCCGGCGGCTACGCTGACATGGGATGATCTGCTCGCGCCCGGCGGCAGCAGCGGTGCCGGATCGAGTACGAGTACCGACGTGCTGCAGGTTTCGCAGAAGGCCCCGCAGGACTGCTGGAACTACGTGCAGGCGCAGTGGACCAACCGAGAGAACGACTATAACCTCGAACTCATCAACGAGCAGAACGATGCGTTTATCGACAAATACGGGCAGCGCATTGAGTCGCCGCAGAACTGGGACTGGATTACCAACAGCGCAAGCGCGAGCTGGGCGCTCAAGCACCGCCTGAACCGCGAGTGCTACATCCGCAACACGTACAAGATGTCGCTGCCGTTCACCTTCAGCTATCTCGAACCCATGGATTTGCTGGTACTACCGACCGGCGAGAATGTCCGCATCACTCAGGTGGACGACGGCCCGGGCGGTGTTCTCGCCATCGAGGCCGAGCAGTGGAACTACGGAACCGCCGATGTCACGGTCTACCCCAAGCAGTCCCCGACCAGCTTCCAGCCGACACTTTCCCAGGCATTGCCGGGCAACACCTACCCGGTGATCTTCGAGACGCCCGCGCTCGGCTCCGACCCGCAAGCCAACTACCTGCAGATCGCGGTGGCCGGCAATCAGTCCGCATGGGGCGGATGCGAAATTTACGTCTCCTCGGACAACCAGACGTATGTCTCGCTCGGAAAGGTGAAGGCCAGCGGCACGACGGGCATCCTCAGCGCTCCGCTCGCCTCCGGCTCGGACCCCGACACTACCGACACGCTCTCGGTCGATCTGTCGATTTCAGGCGGCTCGCTGGTGAGCGCCACACAGGCGCAGGCGGATGCCTTTGCCACGCTGGCGGCTATCGTGGACGCGAGCGGCGCGGTCGAGCTGGTGAGCTTCGAGACGGCGAACCTGACGGGGGCCAATCGCTATAACCTGACCTACCTACGCCGCGGCGTTCATGGGACGGCCATCGCCGCTCATGCCATAGGTGCAGAGTTTAGCTTTCTCGGAACAGCGGGAGTGTTCCAGTACGACTTCCCCAATCAATACATCGGCGTGCCACTCTACTTCAAGTTCACTAGCTTCAACCAGGCTGGCAATCAGGAGCAGAGCTTGAGCGGCGTCCGCGCGTACACCTTCACCCCGTCCGGAACGGCCTACAATGTTCCCGCTCCGGGAAATCTCGCCATCGAGGACGACTCGACCACCGTCCAGACGCTCGCTGACGGGACGACGGTCCCGCGCCTGCTGGTGACGTGGACAGCTCCCGACGATTCCTATGTCACGAGCGGCGGCAAGATCGAGGTGCAGTACCAGTTCGACACCAACGCGGGCGTGATCGAGCCCGTCATCCTCTCACCCACCTTCAATCCAGTCACCAACACGTACTCGTCTGAGTGGATCGACGCGGGCGCGGTGAGCGGCTCGGCCACTTACAAGTTCATCAACGGGATCTCCACCGGACAGTACCAGAACATCGGCGTGCGCGTGAGGTCGGTGCGCTCCAACGGATCGTTCTCGCTTTGGAACACCGTCACCAATCACCCGCTGAGTATCGCCTACCCTCGCTGGCCGGTGTTCGGCTCCGGCGGCAACGGGCCGGTGCTCACCTATGGCAGCGGCGGCCCTTATGTGTTTGACTTGCAACCCGCACAAGCCGGTGCCGATGTCACTAGCTTAAACACAGCTAAAGACACTAGCCTAGTCGATGGGGTACCATCTACCACTATTAACCTTGCATCCACAGGAACACAGACTAACTTAGTGCCTGACTCCGATTTTGTCTTTGGCTTTACATACTGGCCGACCGGATATAACAGAGGGTACGCGGTCATAAGCAATGGAGCAGGGGCGAGTGGCGGAAATGCTGTTACAGCATCCGGTACAGGTAGTCCCCACAACTTTAATTTCTACAGTAAATACATACCTGTTACAGCGGGGGTTACATATACGATTAGCTGCTACATGGATGCAACAAACATCACATCCGGTCAAGCATTGCACATTGACGTAATCTCCCCCGGTAATACTCTGTTTTACGTACTTTCTCAACCACCCGGTAAGAAGGGCAGAGTATCAGGAACATTTACAGTGCCTTCTGGAGTATCAGAAGTTCAAGTAGTGTTAGACGCAGACAATGCAACGTGGCCCACGAATACTAATATCTTGTGGAGCAACCCCCAACTTGAAGTGGGTAGCGTGGCTACCGCATATAAAGCTAATCTTGCAGATTTCACATCAGGATACTTACTCGCTGGTGCATCACAGATAGATTTATCGTCTAGCATACACCTGAACAAGACGGCCAACTACATAACATACACAGCAGGTGGGACAGTAGATAGTCTCAAGCCTGCTCAGGCGGGGGCTGATGTTACGGGTGCTAATCACGCGCTCGCACTGAAAGTGCAGGATCATCGTACAACGAACGATTTGCCATCATATTATCGGGGGCTGGGGATAGGTTTCTACTCTGAATTTAAGGAACAAAGCGTCATAAACGGGCCGGATGTATCTACATATGTCATGCTCTACTCAGAAGTTTCTTGGACTGATACAAGCGGCGGTCCGATCGTGCAGTGGTACACAGACGGTACTAGTAACAATACATACAAGCGAAGTGGCAATGGGACGGACAGTGCATGGAACGCTTGGATACGAATACAAGCCGGGGCCGATGTCACATCACAAAATACAGCAGCGCTTACTAGTAGTTTAAGCAATCACACGCTCGATAATCTATCGGATGGGACCAATTACACCAGAGTTTCGGCGAGTGCATTTCAAACGCCCAACACGCAATTTGTTCACTCTGCGATGAGTCAAGAGACACAGGGAGCTATTGACGCTCTATCCAATTTGCAACTGAAAAACAAATTTCAAGGTTCATATCAAGGGCAACACTCATTACCCTCGTCACTAGCTACATTGCCCGCCAATCAAGGCGCGGGGCTGGTGACTCCCTCATCATCGGGTAGCACCCCCACGGATTTAGCTGTGACGTTTACATCAAACGGAAACATGTTGTTAATATCTTGCAACGTGTTTGTTGAATCTGCCACCCAAGGCGGTCAAGTATCGAGCATTGCATATAGCGGTAGTGCATCCTATGTTGTGTCCGGCTCGGGAGCTCCTCCTGATTTTCCATCTATCACAATAACAGGAGATGGTACGGGAGCAACCGCACAGTTTACACACAGCGTGGTAACTTCAGGTCGTTTTGACGCAGTTACAGGACAATACATTATCACCAGCACGACGTATACGATAAATGGTATCAACATTAGTAACTCAGGCAGTGGGTACACGTCTGCTACAGCTAGTTTTAGTGTTCCGTCCGACTGGACTAACAACAGCTTAACGGCTGGTGCAGTATCACTGACGACGGCTACATCAACGACTAATCAACCCTTTGCATTTGGTTTCGTGGTGGATGGTAGCTTGTATACACAGCCTAAAATTCAATACACGGATGGGAACGGCATCGGTAACTACACGTTTACAACGTTACTAAGTCTTAATGCTGCATCCCACACTATCGAATTACAAGGTTACACGACCTCTAGTGATGCTGTTTATGTCACACAAGCGGGATTAAATTTAGTAGAACTGGGGTAAAAATATGACAACACAACAACTACAGCAAGCAGTTAACTACATTTTCCCGACAGCTTTACTAGGACATGCTTGGACTGCAACTACTGATAGCACTGGTAACGCAAGCATTGTTTATTGGAACGCGGGCATAGGTACACAACCAACAGATACGGAACTAGCTACAGCATTAGCAGCAGTACAACTCAGTAACGCTAAAATGCAACAGGCTAACGTTATAGCGGCTGCATATAGCACAGCTACGTATGCTACTCCTGTTTCTATTGTAGTTGGTTCCAACACTCTCAGCTTCCCAACGGATGAGGCGACACAGAACAATCTAGCTAAGTATCTAGCCGTGTTCGCCGGGATGAGTACAAAGCCTTCCGCCGTACCGCTGGCAGATGTTAACGGGGTAGCACAGACATTGACCCCCGCACAATTGCAGACTCTAGCGGAAGCGATATTAAGTCAATCTGCCGCCGCATGGAGCAAGCTAAAGACTCTGCAAGCTAGCATTACAGCAGCCACCACGATCTCTGAAGTACAGGCTGTCGTCTGGTAGGCGAAGACTAATATACTAGCTGTCCCTACGTTCCACGTGGAACCAACAAAGGATCACTTATGGCTAACGCAGATGATGCGGTGCAGTTTGTGCTGCGCCAGGAAGACTCGCGCCTGACCGGCGATATCACCACTCTGCCGGGAGACGCCGGCGGACCTACCCGCTTCGGACTTGCTTCGCGTTGGCATCCCGAGCTGGTTGCCCGCGGCTTCTACGAGCTGGTCCACGGCGCTCCCAGGATCGGCCACGATGAGGCGCTGACAATCGCTGAGGAAACCTATGGCGTAGCCTACATCGCGGCTCTCCACATCGACCAGATCGCATCGCAGGAGGTTGCCGACCGCCTTCTCAGCTTCGCCGTGAATGAAGGCAAACCGGAAGCGGTGACGATTCTCCAGCGGTGTCTGAATGGATGCGGCTGCGCGATTACGGTGGATGGAATTTTTGGACCCCAGACGCTGAAGGCGGTAAACTCAGTTGACCCTGCGCGGCTCATCGCAGCGCAGCGTAGCTCGCAGGAGGGCTTCTACCGCCATCTGGTAGCCGTCCGTCCCGCTCTCTTGCCGTATCTCAACGGCCTTCTCAACCGAGCGCGCGCATGAAGAACTCCAGCCATATCGAAACGTTTGCCCTCGTGCTGTTCGCGGTAGCTGTTTCTCACTACCTCCAGACGCCGACGGCGAAGACCTTTCTGATGCAGCATCAGGGCATCAATGACCTCATCAACTCGCTTATGCTTGGCGCTGCGGCCGCAACCCGCATCGTCTTCAAGTACAAAGCCAAACCAACGCCTCCGGCGTGAAAGGGAAACATCATGGGATTCGTAAACTTTTTCAAGTCTGCATTCAGTACCATCGAGGTCGATGTGAGCGCCTTTTTTAAGGCGGCTGAAACTGATATATGACTTTGCACCAGTGGACTGCGGGCATCATTGGTACTATGCTTCTTACCAACCACGTCATCCAGGCCTACAGGAGGTCTGGTAGAAACCCTACTTAACCGCAGCCGGGCGTTGCGGCAAAGGAGATTTTGCTATGTCTGACATTTTTGTTTCAGCGTTCCACAAAGCGGAGGTTGACGTAGAGTATTTTTTTGCGCATCCTTTGACAAGCCTCGCTCGATTCGCAAGAGCTTTCATTTGGCTGTTTCATCATTCCCCGACTGGGCTCTCGATGGTGCTCAACTTCATAAACCAGCTGGCGCCTATGGTAGTGGGCGCAATTACCATCGCAGACACAGCAGTTGCCCCTGAAGCGGCTTTTGTGCTCTCAACTATCCAAGACGGCCTGGCAGGTCTTCTGGCATCGGCAAACGCTGCAAACTCAGGCGGCTCTTTCCTGGCACAATTTAAGAACTTTGCGGCGACCATTCCTTCTACTCTTTTAAGCTTAGATATCAAGGATACTCAGCTGAAAAATACAATCATTAAAATTGCTACCTTTATCGAAGATGAGTGCAAGGTCCTGATTCCTGCAGTCGAGACTTGGGTGAAGCAGCTCGCCGGTGCTGGTGCGGCTCCGGCTCCGCCGGCGGCCTGATGAAGCGCATCCCGATCAAGTTCGAGCACATCTCGGCCAGTATCGCCTTGCTCGCCTTTGCCGGAACCCTGGTCTACCTCCCCATAGCCACACAGCGCGCCGCCCACAAAGCGGCGCTTGCTGTTTCTGCGCAGTCGGCTAAGGCAATCCAACCGGAGCTGGCCCAGATCAACACGACGCTCGGAAAGGTAGGCAGGACGGCAGACGCGATGACGGCATTTCTGAATCAATCCACGGCTACGATGAAGACGATTCAGGCACAAGCGCAGCAGATCGGCGCGGATTCGCACAACGAAGCCAAGCAACTCTCCCAGATGACCGGCGCGGCCACGGAACTGACGCAGAACGCGATGAAGACCATCCAGACGGCTAACACGACCATCCAGGGGCTCGAGCCCGTAGAATCGAGCGCCGCAGCGGAACTAACGTCGCTCAGGACAGCAACCGATTCGCTGAATCGGCAGGTGAGCAATCCGGCCATCGGTGAAACGCTGGCGAATCTGGCCGAAACCTCGCGCAATGCTTCGCTGGTATCCGGCGACTTTGAGCGCAAGTTCCACGCCGTTCTGTACCCTCCGCCATGCAAGGGACATTTTTGCTGGATGCTGAAAGGATGGCGGTATGCTAAAGCAGCAGGTGAAATGGCCCAGCCTACCTATTTTGGGATTGAGATATTCAAGGCAATGAAAGGAAATCCATGAACCTTTGGAAACGACTCTTAAAATGGCTTCGCTCGCCGGACGCATGCTGGCGGTGCGGCAGGCAGGTCGATAACCCGTTCTGGTGCTGGTGCTGTAATAGGAGAATGGACTGATGGGAAATCCTGAAACGCCGCTCACTCCGGCACAGATTGCAACCGCAAGCGAAACCGTGCTCCACGAGGGCTATCTGCGCCGGGAAGCGGTACAGGATGACGAGGCGCTCGCCACGCTGCTCCTAGACCCCGTTCCCGACGAGACGATCTCGTCTTGGGCTGGCCGCGTGGCCGTGCATGGCAAAGGGGTAGCTAAGGACGTGGCTACGCTGCTTTGCCGCGTCCTGAACCACACGTTTTCCATGGATCACGATCAGAAGGCCATTGTCGGGGACGAGACGCGCGGCAAGGAAGTTGCTGCCGCAGAAGAGCAAGGGCTAATGAAGACGTGACGGGCAGACTATTCGGTTGCCGCGCGAACCATCCCGCTGGTGCATCAAATGTTCTGGATTTGTCCAGAACAGGAACCGCCAAAACTGACAAAAAGGGTTCGAGCAATGGTTTTGTCGGTTTTGTCGGTTCATGCTCTGAGCATTCCTGAAAGTTTGCAGGCGGATTCCGGTAGCGGTACGGCACCTGTGAAAAACTTTTGTCGATTCTTGTTGACAGGCTGATGGACCGGGTTTAGGTTTGGTCCATCAGCTTTTTCCCTGTGAGGGGCGTCTCCCCTGAGCTACAATCGAGACAAACCTCGCGCAACCGCCAGGTGCGACCAAGGGATATCTTCCCGTCGCGCCTTGCCTCTGAGCCTCACAGCTCTCTTCTGCGGCCTCACCGCCGCTGTCCGAGGTCTACATGTCTCTTATTCCTATCTCTTCGCGCGGGTCATCTCCCGGCCCTGATACAAATACCCCCCTAATCGAACTGATCTACGCCGGTGTCGCTTTGGCCGGATGGCTGCTCTTGTCAGCTCCGCCCCTCACCAATTGCATCTGCGGCTCAATCACAATCGAGCCGGAAGACCCGGCGAATCACCACAGCCTGTGCCCGGTCGGCCGCTTTTACCGCGCTGTGGAAGCGGTAAAGGAAGGGGTGCTGTGATGGGTAAATTCACTCCTGGACCCTGGAACTTCCACGAAGACCTCAACCCGCTCTGCGGGCCCTCGACCATCTGCGAGGGTTTTTCTACGAGATCTGTCACCTTCGCTAAAGGCGAGAAGATTCTCGGGGAGGTTTCGATGCTGCAACGAAAACCTGGGCACGAGTTCGGATTTCCCAGAGTTGAGAGCGAAGAAGAACTCATCGCCAATGCTCGCTTGGTGCTTTCGGCCCCCGACCTGCATGAGGCGCTATCGAAAATTGAATACCTGTTGGACTCTATTCCTGTTGGGCGGCGATTGCCCTTAGACTATTATCTCCTTCAAACAGCCCGCGCCGCGCTCGCGAAGGCAAACGGCGAGGTGGTCTCCAATGGATAAGCGCGGACCCAAACCCTATCGCCCCGGCATGGGCAGGCCGATGCCGATCCGCATCATCGCGCAGCAGCTCGGCGTTTCCGAAAGAACCGTCAAGCGCGACCTGGAAAGCGCCATCCGGAAGATGCGGCAAGCCTCCCGGCGTTACGTGGAGGTGGCGTGATGGCCCAAAAGATTCAGTTTCACTTCGATTGCTGCGCGCTCTGCCGGGTCAACTTTTACGAGGAAGACGGCAATCGCGAGCCCGAGTCAGCCGACCTGCTTGGATTCTGGCGTTCACACGCCGAGGCGCTGGCCGCCTCCAAAGAAGCCGAGGAGCTTGCCTTGGCCGAGCACGAGGCGCAGTACAAGGTCGTCAATGGAAGTTGGCCTGCTTACCCGTGGAATGATCCCGGCTACCAGCCGCACCACTACGAGATCATCCCCCTCGCCAATGTCCAGTCCTATGACCTCGCGGATCTCCACGCTGCCATCGAGTGCGCGGCGATAAAGCGGGTTTATGGCGTCGGCGTTGCCTTCGACGCGCTTGACGCGACGGCTTACATCACATCGGGAGGTTCATTATGAGCACAGCTTTAACCACCGTTCAGTCCGCGCCGCTCTCCATCGCCGAGACGCGCCGCTCCGCACAGCAGATGGTCGCGCAGCGCGCCGCCATCGTTGAGTGCATGTCTTCGGTCATGCGCAGAGATCACGACTTCGGCGTCATTCCCGGCACCGGCAAGCCTTCCCTTTACAAGCCGGGCAGCGAAAAGCTGCTGGCGATGTTCAACCTGGCGGCGTCTCCATCCGTAGAAGACCTGAGCACGCCGGACTGCATCCGGTATCGCGTCACCATCACCGTGGTCCACGCGCCCTCACAGGGCGTCGTCGGTTACGGTGTCGGCGAGGCCAGCAGCGCCGAGTCAAAGTATCAGTGGCGCGAGGCGGTCTGTCAGCAGGAGTGGGAGGAGACTCCCGAGGATCGGCGCCGCATCAAGTGGAAGCGCGGCTATCGTGGCGGGGAGCCGTTCTCGGTTCCGCAGATTCGGGCCGACATGGAGGACGTAGCCAACACGGTCCTTAAGATGGCAAAGAAGCGCGCGCAAATCGACGCCGTGCTCACCGCGACGGCTGCGAGCGATGTTTTCGCGCAGGATGTGGATGAGCTGGTATCCGCCGGCCTCGACCTTCCGCCCGATGCGACGGAGTTTCCTGCTGAGCCGCTTCCGGCTGACTTGCAGCGCAGGTCCGACTCGCCCCAGCACGAGGATGCAGCGCAGCATCACCAGCAGCCCACGCACCAGCAAGCGCGGCCGGAAGCGCCACGTCCCGCACAGCAGCGCGTCACGCCGCAGGCGAGCGGAGTAAAGCTCATCAGTGGCCCGCAGGCAAGCCGATTCTGGGCCATCGCCATGCAGTACCACAAGGACCACAAGAAAATCGCCGACTATCTCCGCAATGTGCTGGGAGTCCAGAAAAAGGACGATATCCCACTGAGCCGCTACGAGGAAGCTATCGCGTGGGCGCAGGGAGGGGGGGAGTAAATGGTCACCTTCCCTTCTGCCCTCATCGGCGATGAGGTCTTCTTCGAGCGTGACGGCCACGCGTACATCGACGCGGACGGAAGCAGGCGCATGTCGGTCACCCAGGCCATCAAGATCGCGGGCCTGATTGACTACAGCATGGTTCCGTTTGAAGTGCTGGAGGCCGCTGCAGCGCGTGGCCGTCTGGTGCATCAGGCGGCGGCCATTCTCGACAAGGGCGACGATCTCAGCAAGTACGAGATTCCGCCCGCGTGTGAGCCCTACGTCGAGGCCTACGCTCGCTTCTGCCGGGAGATGGACTTCGTGGCTCTCCCCGAATGGGTCGAGCGCCCGATGATCGTTGAGTTGTTCGGCCACCGGGTAGGCATGACGCCGGACGCCGTGGGAATCATGGACGGCGTTCTTACCGTGGTGGAACGCAAGGCGACATCCGCTGCGCATCCGTCATGGGCGATTCAGACCGCCGGTTACATGCTGGGCCTGCGCGCCTGCGGTCTGCAGATTCGGCAAAGGGTCGCGGTGCAGCTTCTGCCCACCGCCAGGTACCGGCCATTCTTCCACGAGGAAGATGGCGACCTCGATTCTTTCGGCGATGTGTACCGCACCGCCGCTCTCAAGCTGAAGTACAACCTGGCCTCGCTGGCCTAAAGGACACTCACATGGAAATGCTCAACATTGATCCTTCTCGCTCCTCTCAGATCGCTCAGATCGGCCATGATGGCCAAAGCCTCCTTCGCGTTCTCTTCCGTCGCGGCGGACTCTACGAGTACCCGACGGTGGACGTACAGACCTTCGAGCAGTTCGCTGCCGACCCAAAGCCGGGCGAGTTTTTCCGCAAACACATCAAGGACAACAAGCAATTCCCCTTCCGCCGCGTGCAGGATTCGGAGTTCAAGGCTACTCCCACCATCGAAGCGCCCGCACGGCGCACAGCCTCCGAAGATGAAGCGCAGCCCGCGCCTTCCGTTCCGGAACTTGAGAGCCAGGAGGTTGAGCAGGTGGCGCAAAAGACAAGTCTCCTCGTGCAGAACGCGAGGTCCGTTAAGGTGACTGACGCAGTTTCGCAGTTGCATGCGAGTAACGTTCTGCTGGCCATCGCCGCGCTCCGTAAGGAAGTAGACGACACCTTCCGCCCGATGAAGGAAGCCGCGTTCCGGGCTCATCGCACCATCTGCGAGCAGCATAAGAAGCACGATGGGCCGCTGGCCGAGGCCGAGACGGCAGTCAATCAGGAAATCAGCAGGTTTGTTGCGCAGCAAAGAGCAATCGCGCGTGAGCAGGAAGAGATACTTCGGCGGCGGGAAAGGGAGCGCGCAGAACGCGAGGCGCGTGAGGAATCCGAGCGCCGCGCAATCGAGGATGCTGAGGCGTTGCAGGCGATGGGCGACACGGCGGCTGCGGAGGCCGTGCTGAGTCATCCGGCTCCCGTGCCAGTCAAGTACGTCGCGCCCGCTCCCATCGCCCCATCCGTGAGCGCCGTTAAGGGACTTTTTGAGAGTAAAGACTGGGACTTCCGCATCGTGAACGAGTCAGCCATCCCGCGCGAGTACCTGCTCGTGAACGAGTCAGCCATCCGCACACTGGGGCGCAACACCAAAGGCAAAGCCAAGATCTCCGGCGTGGAGTTCTACGAGACAACGAAGATGAAGCGCACCGGGCGCAACTGAATCAACGTGGTTGCGTGAGGAATAAGCCCGGCTCAATACTCACGGGGCGTAGGAGGTCATCCCAAAGGATGTCCTCCCAAAGGATGTCCGCTCCTACGCCAACCACAGCCGTAATTATCGAGGTGAGAGTTGCCTAAGCAGAAGGATGAGTATCACATTGGATTCATTCGGGAGGTCAAGCAGGATAAGGGCTACGGCTTCATCGTGGCGGACGGAGACGATGAAAGGAGGGATATTTTCTTCACCTATCACAACATCAAACGGTGGTACACCCGCACGATGCCCCCGGCGGGCAAGGTCGTCCGCTTCCAGCTCGTACCCGCAGGGGTAAAAGGCAAAAATGATCGCGCTGTCAACGTGGAGGTTTTGGGATGAAGGTAGAAGAGTTGAAAGACTGCCCGCAGTGGCTGCGCAATGCGAAGACTAAGAGCGCCGATGTGGTGCTGAATGAGTGTGGCCAGGTGGTGTGGCTCGGCGGCACTTGGCACGGCGGCACGTGGTACGGCAGTGAATGGCACGGCGGCGAATGGCGCGGCGGCGAATGGTACGACGGCGAAGCAACGATGGAAGGTAAGCGCGTTGCTGAATTCAAGTGCCTGCTTGGTCTCTACTACCCTTATTGCATTGTGGCCTATCTCTTCGAGGATGGCACTCGGGGCGTCCGTATGGGGTGCTTGTACAAGTCCATCGATGATTGGGATAAAGTCGGCATCCGCAATAGTAACCTGGAAGAGTTCCCAGACGATGGGTCAGAAAAGTCAGAAAACCGCGCGTGGGCCTTTGATGTCGCCAAGTCCTGTGCATTACGACTGAAAGCGAGGAAGAATGACCACCTTAACTCCAGCCGCGCGCACTGAGCAGGATGAAACCTGCAGCCGTGTGCACCCCTTCAAGCTCATCGCCGTTTGGATAGGCGCGTTGCTGTTCAGCTGCGCCTTATGGGCGGCTTTTGTTTCTATTCTTGCGTTCGGCGTACATGCGCTACTGGCGCTCGGGAGTGCGAAGTGAGCAATAACACATCAATCGAATGGACCGACTCTAGTTGGTCGCCAATCCGCGTCGGCAAGAAAGCCGCAGGAGCGATGCTCGACGGGCGCGAGTGGAGGGAGTTTCCGGAGGTCCGCCATGAGTAGACCGCTCAAGAGAATCCTCCTCTGGAGCGCCCCCGGGCGCGACGCCGAGATATTGGCCTACACGCTTGAGATATCCCTCCATGTCATCGTGGAGCACGAGCACCGCGCCTACGCATTTAAGGCCGCTCTGCGTCGCAGGGTGTACGACCTGGTGATATTACTCGACGCGAAGAGGCTCCCTTCGTTCGTCGCTATGGTCCCGCTCTCCACGCCGGTCTTGGCGACGACCGTGAATCGTTCCACAAGTAATGTGATGTTGTTTGACGATGTAAGGATGCTGCTGGCCCGCAAGCGCGGGCCGGTTACTCCCTCTCGCGCGGTGCAAGTCTACAAGGAGGCTGTATAGATGGCGGCAAAATGGCAAACGTGGATACCTCTCCACATCAACCGACTCCGGGGCAGCCTGTCCGTCCAGGCGATGAGCGGAAATGCCTTCAAAGGATACCTCTTCCTTTTGATGGCGGCATGGGAAACGGACGATTGCACCATCCCTTCGAGCGACTCAGAGTTGGCCGTTTTGAGTGGACTTGGAGCAAAATGGAAAACGAATTCATCCAGAATCCTTCAAAAATTTTCTAAGGTTGAAAACGGTAGGCTTCGCAATTCCGCCGAGTACGAACTGTGGTTAGAAGCAAAAACAATCTTCGAATCACGAAAAAACGCCGCAAAACGCACAAATTTGACACGGTCACCGCTACGGTCACCGTCCTACGAAAAAGACGGTCACCGTAACGGTCACCGTCCTACGAAAGCAGCGGTGACCGATCCATTCGTAGGACGCTCCGCCGACACAGTAACAGTAACAGTAACAGAGACAGTAAAACAGGGGAACGCGCGAGGCGCGTCCCCTCCCCCTGAAAAACCCAACCCCAACCCAGACGCAGTCCCCGACGGACTCATCCCGATTCAGTACGCAGGATTCGTGCTTGGCGAGGCCAACGTCGTCGCCGGGTTTGCGCTCAAGGCGAAGACCGGGGAAGCGATTGAGATGCTCGCAAAGATCGAATCCTGCGGGATGCCGGAGGCAACTCAGCGCATGCTCGCCCGGATGCGGGAGGCGCAGGATCGCGGCGAGACGGTGAACTCGTTCTGGCTGGAGGATGGCCGCTGGAAGGCGGACAGCGGCAAGCGTAAGGCAGCCAGCGGCCCCGATCCCTGGTGCGGGACCACGCCACAGGTACCGATCCCGACCGAGCAGGAAATTCTCGCGGCGATGCTGGATCGCGGAGAGCGCCAGGGTGCCGAAGAGTCAGACGCGGAATTTGCCGAGCGCATTCTGAAAATCGCACTAGCGGAATTCCCGAGGCTCCGCAAAATCGAGTACCACGCCCTCACCGAAAATCTCACGGAATGGGTCGGGGTTTACCGCCGGGTCCGAGAGGATCGCGGGGAAGCGTCGAGGAGCGCATGACCATCGAGAGCATAGTCCACCTGAACCTCGCGGAAGCCTTCCTATGCGTCGAGTGTTGCGTTATCAGCAACGACTCCACGCGCTGCCCGGTGTGCGCCAGCGAGCACGGACGTCTGAGCCTGGCGCGGGTGCTGGAGCGGGAGACTGAGCGGGAAGTTGAGGTGCAAAATGCCTGAGTTGAGACTGGAGATCGCGGGCGTTCCGCCGACGAATAATCATTACAAAAACTTCCGGGTGATGCCCACGCGCAACGGCAAGAGTGTCCCAAGCTGGTATCACACCGCGAAGGCGAAGGAGTGGTTTGCAACCATCGTAGCTCACGCGGCGGGGCGCAAATTACGCGCCGAAACTTACACCGTCACCTACGCCGTGTTCACCGGCTCGGCAGTCTGCACCGACGTGGACAACTACGCCAAGTGTATCCTCGACGGCCTCGCTCACGCAGGCGTGATCGACAACGACAAAAAGGTGATCGACCTGCACGGATACCGGCGCATCGACCGCGCGGACCCGCGTACCATCATCATCGTCCGCACCGATCAGGAACAGATTTTCGGGGTGGGCCAATGACCTTCCTCGCCCTCGTCGAAAATGCCCACGCAAAGACTCACGCGCCGGAGCAAGAGATTATCTCGCTGGTGCAACGGTCGTGGCCGACGCACATTCACTTCACGCCGACACAATCGCGGCTGCTGGTGAGCTATATCGAGCGCAACTGGTGCGTCCTGGTGCGGGTAGAGGCGGACGAGACGGGTGCGGAGGTGTCCACGTGACCCTCATCGCCACCTGTCCCACCTGCGGCCAAATCTGGCCCAGCGCGCGCGGCAAGCGAATGTGCTCCGGTTGCCGCAAGCAGATTAGGCGTCATGACAAGTGGTACTTCGGCGCGGACGGCAGGCCCAGGCATAAGGACTGCGAGCACCCGGAGGGAACTCTGGGGATGCGGACGGAGACGATGGAGCTGCTATGAACCTTACAACGCAAGTTAACCATGGAGGCAAAATGCAATCAGCAAAGTTCTTCCCCGGAGCCAACCGCCGGGTCACCATCGGAAGCCCCACCAAGCAATGCAGCAGCGGCCGCATCGTATTTCCGGTGTCGATGCCGCTCACCGGCGAATCCGTCGTGAGTATGCCCGAATGGGTCGGAAACGCCTACACGGCCGTCTCTCAGAGTTTTACGGAAGTCAACCCGGAGGTGCAAGAGGTGAGTGAAATTTCGCTCGCGTTCTCGAACGACGCGCCGACGGATGAACTCTTTGCGCCGCCCAGCGCCATGCTACCCTGCGCATCGCTCAAGGGATTCAAAATCGTGCGCGCCGGCGAAGCGGAGGAACCCGAAGTGGAGCTGCACTTCAAGGCATACGGACCCTTCGCGCGCGAATTCTGGGCGTGGATCGGAGAAATGGCCGGTCACGAAGTTTACATGGCGTTTCCGGCCACCGTTGGCGGGACGGTTGCCGTTTCGAATTCCTTTCCGCTGCTGGACGATGACGACCTGGAGGCCGAGCGCGTCGAGAATCTCGGTCCCGAGCATGACGCCGATTTTGGGGCCAGAGATGAGGCCAGAGCTGACGGCATCCCCGTAGATCCCACGCTCGAAGATGCGCTTGGCCCTGAGTACGAGGCGCGGGTAAGGAAGTCAATGGGAGCGCCGGAGCCGTTTAGCGAAAAGCCCCGCATAGTCGATGCTCGCCGGAAGGGCGGTAAGCCCGGGAAAAAGCACAGCACTTTGGCGGTGAATTAACGATGGAACACTCAATCAACCGCGAGCCGCAGCCTTGCATCATGGTGCAGCTCGCATGCCCAAAGTGCGGGCCGGTGCGCATGGCGCTCGCTCCGCAAGACGATCCAATCACCAGCCTCGAATGCCCCTACTGCTCGACCGAATCGATGGCCGAGCAGATCGGCGACACCCAGACCACCCGACAGCTTCCGTACTTTGAGTTTGAGGGACTGTTTAGGACTTACGCGCATGCCATCGCTAAATCTGCCCGGCGCATCGAATCCGGCGAGACGGTCATCTACTGCCAGGAGATGGATATCCTGCACTTGGCCGTGGTGGGCGACGTGCATACCAGCAGCGTCCATCTCTCGCCCGGTGGTCCCGCGATCAGCTTTATCATCGCAGGACAAGTGACCGAGCCGACCCCGCATCTTTCCGGCTGCGGGGAGGTGCCACCGTTTTGGTGCTGGCCCGACGAGCTGGCCGGGAAAGGCACAGAGGCAAATGTGCCCGCAGCGCCCGAGAGCCAAAAGACCCGGCGCAGAAAGGGCACGTCTTCGGCTTAGTCGGCCTGCCGCCCACTTTTTCTCCGCGCTTCGCCGAGCGCCTGCGGGCTGCCTCGGCGTAGAGCGGGGCGTCGGGGATGGTGGTCAAGTCCCAATGGGGCGAGTAGCGCATCGAGCCTCCAGTAAATTTTTGCAAACTATATACATGAATCCCCTTTTCCATAAATCAGGTCCACTGAGCCGCCATCGCATCGGCGATGCCCTGATAGGTGATGGAGCGGATCGTCGCTCGGTCGGCAGAGGGAGGAATTTTGTTCTGGCCGCCATCTGTCTGGTTTGCCCATCGCTCGCGCCCGTTCACGATCCGACCAGGTATCCGGCGAGTGGGAAAGAGGGGAGGCAGTCCGTGCAGCCAAAGACACGTAGCTTTGCTCGCATCATCTCCGAACATGTACGGCTGGACTATCTGATCCGGCTTGCGATACAGGCGACTCATGCAGCCGATGGGGTTCTCAATCGCCCAGCGACAGCACAGCGCAGTAAATACCCGAAAAAATCGAACGGCATCCTCCGTTTGCGCGGTTCGCTCGGGTCGGCGAGTGTTCCAATGCAGCCCGGACACGCTGAGATAGGTACATGGGGGGAAGGCTATAACCACATCCCAGTTGGAGCACAGCACCTTGATCACATCGTCTTGGATGTGGAACGGCGAGCCATCGTCGGCAGGTTCCAGATCGCACGAATATGCCTCATGGCCCTTCGCGCGGAAGGCGCGACGGCAAACTCCCGACCGTTCACATGCGAGCAGCAGCTTCACGTTTCTCCTTTCGCGCCCGATTTTTCGCGGCTTTGGTTTGGGAGTCAAGTATATAATTCCCAAATTTGTGCCCGTCTTACGCCCGGGCTGCCAGCTACCACGCTGGACGCACCGCTTGCCGTAGGATCGGCGCGGCGGAGGTCAAAGGAGGTTGTTTGGCCGTGCGAGAGACTCCCGCAAACAACGGATGCGGTTTTCACTCATCTTGCGCATTACGCGCTCGACCCCAGTAAGGCGGTCCGCTTCTATGCAATCGGCGCAGCGATGGTCTCCTTTCTCAAGATCGACGTAACATTGCTGGCCGCTTGGCTGACAATGATGCTCCCGATAGCGCGAAAGTAGCTGAATCGCATCGATCCCGTCTTGGATGAGGTCGTATATCGTTTTCCCCTCAACAAAGGGATAATCTGGATTGCCAAACATTTCTCGGATGCGGGAGACAATAGCCTTTTGTTCCCGGAGGTCGGATTCAAGGCTTTCGATGTGCGCGCGCTGAAAATCTTCGGTCATGTGAATCTCCTATGAGGCTGGGTGCACCTGTCTTAATTTTTGGATGCTACGCGATTACCAGCGTCGCTGGACGCTGCCGCTTATTGTAGAATCGGCGCGGCGGAGCTTAGATTCCTTCGAAGATACCAGCCGCTTTTGCGGCGGCGCGGGTGCGATTCTGACGATTGCGGGGAACATTCACGCAAAAGGTAACGAATCCGTCTTTGATCGCCTGCACCGAGACATAGCTGAACCCTCCCACTACGCGGTAAGAGTCCGCCTGGATCAGAGCACCGTTGAAGTGAATACCACTGGGGGTAATGGAAAAGTTCTTTGTAATTTCGATGTTCATTTTCTTCTCCTATGAGGCTGGTAGCCTCTGTTAGTTCTCGTTGCCTAATTCTCGGTCCGTGCAAAATCCATGTATTGACGGTACCAAGTGCGGCAATCGCGCTCGAATGTCGCAGGGGTGGAGGAAACTGCAGTTCCCATAAAGCCGCCCCCGTAGCAAATCTGCGGTGCGAGAGTGCCAGTTTTGCCTTTTTCTTCGAGCCTGACGTACTTGGAGTGATGAGGATTTTTTTCGTCGAGATTGCAAATAAAGGTGAAATCCCGATTGAGCTTGCGGCTGTGAACTGTGAAGGTCTTCATTTTCTTCTCCTATGAGGCTGGTGGCCTCTGATGTATTGAGTATTACAAAGTCTTGACTTTGTGTCAAGAGAAAAATGCAGAAAATAGCTATTTTTTTTATTTCTGCTTGACCCATACCACCCGTTGGGGTAATTTTGAGACGCACCCCACCAGTAGTCCTCTGGTGCTGGATGTCGGGCCATCTCCTCCCGGCAAGCTGATTGGCTACCCAATCTCCCAGCAAAAATGATCAGGACACGTGTCTCTAATGCTATTCGGATGTACGAGGTGTACCGCTTCAATCAGCGGTCATCGTCCCCACCCTGCGAGCTAATCGACTCAAAAACGGCCAGTTATTGGCTGAGCTGTGGATTTGCCACGCGCGTCAGCAAGTGGCGGCTGCGGCTTAAAAAGCCCCAGGACGTAAAATTGCGCGGCGAGTCGTGCTCAATCCGCGAGTCCACGATCCATGCGGCGCTGGATCGCAGCAAGTATCATCAATCCCTCATCGATGCTTGGGGGGGGGTAGGGGGGGGGTGTATCTAGTGAGTAATACCTTGTATCACCACGACACCAGCAGCCTTGAGTGCAAGCATTGCAAGGATGTGATCGAGCTGAGCCAGACGACAAGCTCAAACCCTGCGCTTCTTTTCGAGCTCCGCGAAGAGTACGAGATTATGCACAGCAAGTGCAATCATTTCAACAATATGCAGGCTGCGAGTAATCAGCAAGGAATCGTCTCCGTCGCTCAAAGGCGACTGCTGCACCAGGCGATGGCCTCCGCATTCCGCTTTCCCGCTTCCACCCACTGACAACAGCCGCCGGCTGAATGAGGTGTCCCATGCGCAAAATATTGCTTGCGGAGCTCTTCGCCGCGCTCGCCGCGCTCGCCACAGCATCGGCGTCCGCGCAGACGGTGCTCCTCTATGCGTCGTCGGAATTTGATGCAGGGAGCACCTACTACACACTGCACCATTGCGGCGGGTGCGTGGAGGGCGATCTGATTATGCGTCCGTTTGCAGCCAACCCAAGCGTCTTTCCGGTGCTCGGCGCGTCTGCATGGGCAGTCGCTCGTCTGGCTACGATCCTCCGCAATGACGGACACTCCCGCTGGGCAAGCGTGGTCGAGTGGGGCGTCGTCGGCCTGCACGGATACGCGGGATTCCACAATCTGGAGTGCGCGCCATGAGCGAGGCAATCAACTACGCGCTCTTTGCGGTGGCGATCCTCGCGGGATTTGTCGATGTGGTGTCTTTCTTTTTCAAGATTTTGCACTGATGATGGAGCGACCGCGATGACCAAGCGAACCGGCAATACGGCCAACCTCAAACCGTGGCCTAAAGGTGTATCCGGCAATCCAGGCGGCAGGCCCAAACGATTACCGATCACGGACGCCCTCAAGGCGGAGCTCGCCCGCAAGAAAGGCCGCGTCGAGAACGCCGACGCCATCGCCAGGAAGCTGGTGCAGCTCGCCGTGGACGGCGACATCAAGGCGATTGAGATCATCGCGGATCGCACCGAGGGAAAAGCCACACAGAGGATCGAGAATACGGGCGCGGACGGCGGACCTATCGCATTTGAAATACCCGACAGCCGCGAGGAGCTGGAGCGCCAAATTGCGGAGCTGCTGGGATCGACCACGGACAAGCAGCAGACCAAAGCTGCTCAACAGGCCAAAGGAGATGAGAGTGATACCTGATTGGTGGATAGCAGTCGGCGGAGTGGGTCTCGTAGTCCTCACAGGAATCACGGGCGTGTGGACGCTCGGAAATGGAATGGGAGAGATTAAGGCGATGATCAAGGAGCTGCTGGAGCGGGATCATCGCACCAATAAGCGCGTGGATGGGATCGAGCAGCGCGTGAGCGACCACGGCGTGCGCATCGCCCGGATCGAGCGCATACAGAATATCGAGTAGGCCGGAGGCGGCATGGATATGAGCCGCTACAGCGTCGAGGAGCTAGCGAGGCTTAGGGCGCTGCTGGCACGACAACGCCAAATCGCCGCTTACGAATGGGCCACACACGCCAGACCTGAGCAGCTTATACCTGAGGGCGAATGGATATTCTGGCTCATTCTCGCCGGGCGCGGATACGGCAAGACGCGAACCGGCGCGGAGACAGTCAGACAATGGGTGCGCGACTTCGCATTCGTCAACCTGATCGGTGCGACGGCAGACGATGCGCGCGACATCATGATCGAGGGTGAAAGCGGCATTCTGGCCGTATGCCCAAACGATGAACGGCCGATTTATCGGAAATCAGAACGCAAACTCATGTGGCCGAACGGCAACAACTCGCTGATATTCACGGCGGACGAGCCGGAGCGTTTGCGCGGCAAGCAGCACGGGAAGCTCTGGTGCGATGAACTGGCCGCATGGAGATACCCGGAAGCATGGGATCAGGCATCGCTCGGGCTGAGAATCGGAGAGAAGCCGCAAGCGGTCATCACCACCACCCCACGGCCAACTCCGCTGGTGAGATCGCTGGCAAAAGACCCGCGCACCTATCTCACGCGCGGCAGCACTTACGACAACAAAGAGAACCTGGCACCGGCATTCGTCCAGCAGATCATCACGAAATACGAGGGCACCCGGCTCGGACGGCAGGAGCTGAATGCGGAGATTCTCGAAGACAATCCCGGCGCATTGTGGACGCGAGCGCTGATCGACGATGCGCGATTGTCAAAGCACCCGGATTTAGGGCGCGTCGTGGTCGCAGTTGACCCGGCAGTATCGAGCAACGAGCAATCGGATTTGACAGGCATTGTCTGTTGCGGGATCGACCGGCAAAACCCGCCGCACTTCTACGTGCTGGACGACGTGAGCAACATTTACACGCCGGACCAGTGGGGTCAGGCAGTCGTCAACTTGTACGCCAAGCGGAGCGCGGATCGAGTGGTCGCCGAAATCAACCAAGGCGGCGATATGGTCGAGGCGGTCCTGCGGAGCAAACACGCAGGCATTCCCTACACAGCGGTACGCGCCACACGGGGCAAAGCGGTGAGAGCGGAGCCGGTAGCTGCACTATACGAACAGGGCCGAGTACATCACATCGGGTCATTCCCTGCGCTTGAGGATCAGATGTGCGACTGGAATCCGGTGTTGGATGCGAAGTCCCCGGACCGCATGGATGCCTTGGTATGGGGGATCACGGAATTGAGCGAAGGCGGAGACTTGGCAGCGTATTACCACGACCGCGCCGCAGAGGTCGCGGCGTCGAAAGCGCCGAAACCGCCCATCGTCGTCAGCAAGCCGAGAGAGTGGTCAGACGCCCTGCGCAGCGTGCGCATGGGCGTATTGCCGCCGGGTCAACTGCCGGTGGATGAAATCAACGACTGGATCGCCGCATGCGAGGAGCTTGGCCAGCACGACCAGGCCGAGGTCGCGCGGGCGGTTCTTAGACAAGCCGACGGAGGCAACTGATGGCAAATCTTGTGCAGGAAGTAAAAGCCGAACTGATGACAGTGAAGCAGGAAGTAGACGGGGGCATCGCCTACGTCGAGTCTGGCGTAAACACGCTGAACGAGGACCAGAAGGTCCACCTGGCGCTGATTATCGCCCGCATCCGGGAAAGCGTGGACGCGGCAGACCAAGGAATTTGGCGCGCTGTCAAAATCGAAGAGAAGGGCACCGAGCCTGCGCCGGTCGAGAAAACCGGCATCGTGGCCGGATCGCCGGATGACGCCATCAAGGCTGCCGGTTCTGCGCCGGTCGATACGGAGACGGTCGAGACCGGAGCCGAAACCCCGGACTCGAATTCAGGTGTAGAGACGGCCTGAAAGAAAGAAGGTCGCGGAGTCTCGCTAGATCAAGGGCGATCCGAAGATCGCCCTTTTAATTGCTACCACCACGCGGAGACAGTAGATGGACAAGCAAATCCAAATCGCGCCCGACCGTCCGACTCTGGTGCACCGTCTGCGCTCGGCTTGGCAAGGATGGTACGCCCCGTCTGCGCCGCTTCCTCCGGTAGCACCGGAAGGCACAGAGCCGCGCCAGTTCGACTTCCCGCTGATGATAAATCAGCAGTGGATGCCGCGCTCGGGTGAGAAGATTGGCTTCCACCAGCTCCGCATGATGGCCGACGGGTGCTATCTGATCCGTGTGCTGATCGAGAAAATGAAGGACCGGATCGCCACTAAGGAATGGCACTTCCGGCTGAGGCCCAAGGCGGGCGAGTACAGCGCGCATACCAAAGAGCGGTCGAACAATGATCCCCGCGTGCAGGCGCTCACCACATTCTTCCAGCGTCCGGACTCAACGCACAGTTGGGAGCAGTGGATTCGGATGCTGCTCGAAGACAGGCTCGTGATCGACGCGGCCACGCTGGAGGTGCAGCGGACCAAGGGCGGCGACATCCTCAACCTTCTCCCGGTCGATGGCGCCACGATCAACGTGCTCATCGACAACACAGGCCGCAGGCCGATGTATCCAGACCCCGCTTACCGGCAGATCGTGAAGGGATTGCCCGCGGTTGACTTCACATCGCGCGACCTGGTGTACATGCCGGCCAACGTCCGCAACCACAAGCTCTACGGATACTCGCCGGTAGAGCAGACCCTCGCACTGATACTCACGCTCGTCTACAAGACCGTGATGCACCAGGACTGGTACGACGAGTCCAACGTGCCGCTCGCATACATGACGATGCCGGAGAACATGAGCACCGCCGAGATGCTGCGCTTAGTACGGGAGATCGAGGCATCGAATAGCGACCTATCCCAGCGGACCAAGATTCTGCCTGTTCCCTTCGGCGGCAAGATTGAGCTGATCAAGCACGAAAACTACCAGAATGCCTTCGAGCAATGGGCCGCGCGAGTCTTTGCCTTCATCCTCGGCGAGACGGCAACACCGTTCATCGACCACCACACCCGCGCCATCGCCCAGCAGACCGACGAAACACGCGAGGAATCAGGCGAGCAGCCCCTCATGCACTGGGTCAAAAACGAGATTGACTCCATCGTGCAGCGCCCGGACCTGTTCAACGGGCCAGATATCGAGTTTGTGTGGAACGAGGTGGCCGAAACCGACGCCATGGTGCAGGCCCAGATCGACCAGATCACCGTCGCCATCGGAACAAGGGTTGCCGACGAATTGAGACAGCGCGACGGGCTTTCGCCGCTCTGGGAAGCGTCCGGCGGCAATCCACCGAAGCCTTCCCCGCTGGTGCTAACCGAGGAGACTAAGGACGAGCCTGGAGCCGCTGGCAACGACGAGAGCGGCAACTCCGACGACACGGAGGGAACGGACGGCGATCCAAACGACGGACCCAACAGGCCGCCACCACCGCCCAAGACGAAGAATCGGCTCACCACCCGCAAGGCGGCAGAAGCCTCAAAAAAAAACTTCGTGACTATCTCCCACACGCCGACATTCTACGGGCCGAAACGGAGAGCGGCGACGGATCGGATTGAAGCATCGCTGAAGGTGTTCTTTGCAGGTCAGCGCGTGGCCGTCGGGCGAGTGATCGGGAATTACCTGCCGGATGCGAAGAAAGCCGCCGGTGACCAGTCGCAGCCCAACACTAAGGAGATTCTGGCCGCGATCAGCTGGAGCGCGTGGAACAAGATCGTGGACGAGCTGGAGCCGGGTCTGAGCGCAACCGGGCTGGAGACTGTCGCAAACGTGTTTGCCACGCTCAATGTCAGCCCGGAAGGCTCGGATCTGTTCAACCTGTCCGACACGCAGGCCCGCGATTACGCGCGGGAACGCGGCGCGGAGATGGTAGGCAAGAAATGGGTTGACGGCGAGTTGGTAGACAATCCGAACGCGAAGTGGGCGATCACCGACACGACGCGGGAAGGTTTGCGGCAACTCATTGTGGATGCTTTCGAGCAGCAATGGACGCCCACGGAACTGGCCCGCGAGATTGATGCTTCGTTTGTCTTCTCGCCCGGGCGTGCCGAGATGATCGCGCGGACAGAGACGGCGATGGCGCAGGCATTCGCCACCGTACAGACGGGCAAGAACTTCGGCGCGAAGACGAAAAGCTGTCAGATGTCGAACCTGCATGACATCGACGACCAATGCGATGCGGCTGCGGCGGCCGGCGAGATTCCGATTGACAAGCCGTATCCCGACGGCGTGATGCACATTCCGCTTCATCCTCGCTGCATGTGCGTGGAACTTGTGCATGTGCCGAGGCCGAAGAAAGAGGACGTATGAGCCAGCAAGCGATGAAGGCACTCTTCTGCCAAGTCTCGAAAATCAACGAGGAAAAGCGCACCGTCACCGGCGTTGGCACCAGCGATGCCATCGATGACGAGGGCGAGCGGTTTCACTACGAGACCTCGAAGCCCTACATCGAGGCATGGTCGCAGTCTGCGCTCAAGAGGTCGCAGGGCAAGAGCCACGGCAACATCCGCGAGATGCACCAGCTCAGTGCGGCTGGCAAGGTGGCCGAGCCTATCACCTTCGACGATGCGCGGAAGCTCGTCATTCTCACCTCATACGTGAGCGACGACGATGCATGGCAGAAGTGCCTCGACGGAACCTACACCGGCTACTCGATTCGCGGTCCGGTGGTGGGCGAGAAGTGGAGCGATCCCGACAATCCCGGAGTAAAGTTCTACACCTGCGCTCCCATCGAGTTCAGCCTCGTGGACCTGCCATGCAACCCGGAAGCTGTTTTCACCGCCGTCAAGGCTGGCGGCATCACCGAGCAACGAAAATTCAAAGCCCAGGAGGGCGAGATGGCCGAAGCCGAAAAGGCGAAAAGCAAGAAGACAAAGAAGGTAGACGGCGAGGAGCTCCCGAAGTCCGCGTTTGCCTATCAGGGATCGGATGAGCCGAAAGACTGGCACCTTCCGATTGAGTTCTCCACCAATGAATCGTCCGCGAATCACATCCGGGATGCCATCAGCCGGTGGGACCAGACTTCGATGCCCGATGCCATCGAGAAGAAGACGGCACGCGGGCGCATTATGGCGGCTGCCAAGAAGCATGGCATTGATGTCAGCGAAGAGAGCCTGAAGGCCGCTGGCGGCGAGATGGATGCCAAGGCCAAGACGGACGGCCTCGACAACATCAGCAAGAGCATCAAGGCGCTGGGGTCGATGGGCGACTGCCTGAACGGCACCTGCGACCACGCTGGACTCGCCGAGTGCGTCAACGCCATCGGGAAGGCCCACAAGACGGCGACGAAGGCCTTGAGCGCGTGGGCCGATCCTGACGACACCGCAACCGACGGCGACGACACAAACGAAGATTCGACGGACGACAAGTCCGCGAAGGCGGCCAGCGCGCCGAAACCAAAGGGCGCAAGCCCGGAAACAGGAGCAAACGACATGACCGAAGCTGAGAAGGCCCAGGTAGCCGCGGCTGAACAGAATTCCGCCAAGGCACTCGAAATGGCTGAAGCCACCAACAAGGGAATGGAGCAGATCGTTAAGGCGCTCGGCGACCTGACCAGTCTGATCGCGGGCGAGCCGGTTCCCGCAAAGAGCGTCACTCCGGCAGCCGCCGTTGTGGCCGTATCCAAGGCCGCAGAAGTTGAAGGCAGGCAGGAAGTCGCCGCGACCGGCCCGGAGGAGGTTGCGAAATCGATCCTGTCTCGCCCACAGCCAGTGACGATGCGAGAAGCGACAGCCCTTCGCATCGGACGTTAAACATCCGGGTCTTACCGGGTAACAACCGGGGGTGCGGCTCATGCCGCGCCCTTTCGCACGAATCCTCGGCGCACAACTTCAACCACCTACCATAACGCCCGTAGCGCATCGTCGCTTCGAGGAATGAGGACACACACATGTTTGGACAAGACATGACCCGCATCGAGGAAATCATCGCCAAGGCGAGCGGTCAGATGGCCTCCAAGGCGACGATTGACACCAGCACCGGCATTCTCGCCTACGACCTGGAGCCGTTGCTAAAGCAGATTTACCCGGTTCTGGCTCCGTTCCGCAACACCGCGCTCCCCCGCAAAATCTCGAAGATTGGCGGCTCGGCGCTCAATGCCAAACGCATGCTGGGCGTCAACCCGACCTCCGGAGGCATCGGCATCGCGGAAGGCCAGCGCGGCGGAAACATCTCTGTCGTGGAGCAGGACTTCTCGGCTTCCTACCGCACCATCGGCCAGGAAGCCAACTTGACGTTCGAGGCCGAGGACGCGGCTGAGGGCTTCGACAATGCCCGCGCCATCCGCACCACTTCGCTCCTCAACTCGAACCTCATGGAGGAAGAGCGCACGGTGCTTTTCGGCAACGGCGGCAACATCTCGATTGCCGGAGGCAGCGCACAGACGGCGCTCGGAACGCCTGCCGCTCCAACGTTGACCAACAACGGCGGCGCAGCTGGCACGGTCGCTGCGGCCACCTATTATGGGTGGGTTGTCGCGCTGACGTACAACGGCCTGCGCAACGCATCGGTGAGCGGCGGAGTCGCACCCACGACCACGCGCACCAACGCGGACAACTCTACCACCACGACCAACGGGGGCAGTTCCAACATCTCCGCGCAGTCGAATTCCGTCACTCTCAGCGCGGCCGGAAGCCTGGCGATGTCCTGCGCGTATGTACCGGGCGCGTTCGGCTATGCGTGGTATGTGGGCACCTCGAAGGGATCGGCCTACCTTGCGGGCGTGACGCCGGTCAACAGCTTCGTCCTGACCGCTCCTCCGGCTGGCACGCAGCTGGCGACGGCGATCACCTCCGACAACTCCATCGACAGCTACATCTTCGACGGCCTCATCACCCAGGTCCAGCAGCCGGGCAGCGGCTCCTATGTCAAGTCGCTCGACGGCGCGAACCTCACCTCGAACGGCTCGGCTGGAATCACCGAGTTCGACGTGGCGCTGGCGTCGATGTACGACACCAACAAACTCGACCCGGAAGAGATGTACCTCGATGCCGGCACGATGCAGTCTGCCAACAAAAAGGTGCTCGCCGGTGGGGGCGCTCCGCTCTACCGCTTCAACCTCGACGCCAAGACCGGCGCCGTGGATGTGGTCGGCGGCGGCACGGTCGGCAGCTACATCAACCCGATCACCAAACGCCTCATCAAGATGATCGTCCATCCCTGGTTTCCGCAGGGAACGGCCTTCATCAACTCCCGGACGCTGCCTTACCACACGGCCAACGTTCCCGTCCCGTATCGCCTTCAGGCGCGCGTTGCCGACTGGCGCGAGTACGAATGGGTTCCGACGACGCGTGTGTATGGGCACGGCCAGTACCTCACAGCAGCCATGGTCGCCTATGCGCCGTTCGCGTTCGGGCTGATCCAGAACATCGGCCAGAACTAAGGCCGTAGCCGTTGGGTCCGGTGCCGCGCCAGCACGGACCCGGCACGGTGGGCCAGCCTTGGGTTGCCTCCGCCCGGCTGGCTCGCCACCCCTTTTTCACCGGAGAATGCCATGGATTTAACCACGCTCGAAAACGTCAAGAGCTATATGCAGATCACCGACACCAGCTCCGACGTGGTGCTGTCGCGCTTGATTTCAGCATTCTCCGAGTGGTTCCTCAACCAGGTGAACCGGGGCGCACTCATCACCTCGACGTACACGGAACAGAGGAACGGGCAGGGCGGCGATTCCATCACGCCGATCTACTGGCCTATTCAGAGCATCACCTCGGTAACGGTGGATAATGTCGCCGTTCCGGCATCGACCCAAGGAACTCCCGGATATGTGAACGACAGCTTCACCATCTGGCTCACCGGGTATCGCTTCCGGCGCGGGCGCGGCAACGTTCAGCTCGTCTACGAGGCGGGATATCCGACCGTTCCCCTTGATATTGAGCAGGCCGTCATCGACCAGGTTGCACTCACGCTGCGCCGACAGCCGAATCTTGGCACTACCACACAAAACATGAACGGCATCACCACTGTCAGCTTCACGCAGAAGGACTTGGCGCCGGGCGTCCAGAACGTCATCAACTCCTACAAAAGCAGCACGGTGGTGGGCGTATGAGGCTGGCACTCGAAGTTGTTGGCGTTCCCGAAGTTGTTGCCGGGCTCGAGGGCGGCGTCTACCGGGCGATGATGAGGGCCTACAAGTCCATGGGCGAGGAAATGGTCGAGCTTTCCACCTACACCAAAAGCGCCCATCTCCACGGTCCAACAGGGCCGACGACGCTTCGACAAAGAAGCGGCAATCTAGCGCGTTCCGTTACGCCGGAGGCGATATTTGAAGGCCCGGTCGTAATGGGATCGGTCGGAATCCCCAAGCTCTCCACGGCAGCAAAATACGCGCGCATCCTGCACGAAGGCGGCACAACGCGAGCGCATGTCATCGAGGCCCGGAACGCCAAGATGCTGCGCTTCGTGATGGATGGACACGTCGTCTACCGGCGCAGCGTCAACCACCCCGGCTCGAAATTCCCCGCACGCCCGTACCTGACGGCGGCACTTGAAGAACAGGCCGCGCAGATCGTGGAGAACATTGCGGCAGCCATCGGAGGGAGAGCCAGTGAATAACGGAGTCATCGACCTCGAACCCATCTACGCGGCATTCTTCGCTCTGGTATCCGGCGCGAACGCCCCGGTTTGGACTGACCCATCCACCGGCAATCCCACCACGTTCGCGGTCCAGTCGAGAGTTCCCCGCGACTGGGCGCAACTCACGCAGGGACAGCTCCCGGCGCTGTTTCAGGAGGAATTGCCATTTGAGATCGCGCCAGCCATTACGACCGTGCAGGCGCGGAGCAAGTATACGCTGCGCGTCGATCTGGTCGTAATCGTCTCCTCTGCCGGAGCAAAACAGCCCGTCGGACAGGAGACGCAGATCCCCTCGCGGGAACTCAACCTTGCCATCACGGGCCTCTTGCGAGCCGTCGCGCCGGAGCAGCCGGGACAAAAGCAGAATCTCGGCGGCCTGGTGGATTCCGTCGTCGCCACCGGCAAAGTCGAGCGTGCAGCTGGCCTCCCCGGAGCAGGCACGCAGCTTTCCATCGCAGTTGTTCCCTTCACAATCCTCACAATTTAAGGAGTTTTGAGCTATGAATACGTTTGGTGCAGGTTATCTTTCAGGGCGTGCAGCCGCTACGACTGCCAACCCCAACCCCACGCCGAGGGTATTCGGCCAACTTCAGGACGTTTCGCTTGACGACAGCTTCTCCGAGAAGCTGCTCTACGGTCCCGGCTCCGCTCCGGTGCGCGGCTTCCGTGGTCAGCGCAAGGTAGAGGGCAAAGCCAAGAATGCCACCATCGACGGCAGCATCTTCGCGGAACTCTATCACGGCACCACGGCGACGACCGGGGCGGTCCTTCCATCGTTCGGCGAGGTCCACACCATCCCCTCGGCCACCCCTTATTCCGTCGTCGCCAACAACTTCGCCGCCAGCAACTTCGTCGAGGATTACGGCGTCAGCTACGGCGCGACCGGCGTCTCCCTGAAGCTCGTCACGGTAACACCCACGCAGGGCGAATACTCAGTGGACCCAACGACCGGAACCTACACCTTCGCCGCCGCCGACGCGGGAGTGCCTGTCATTATCAATTACACCTACAGCGTCGTCACCGGCCTCACGGTTGCGGTCCCGACCAGCCTCCAGCAAGAATCGCCTTACTTCGAGATTTTCCTGGCAAATCCGACGGACGGCGGCTATGGCAAGCGGCTCTTCAAGTGCTCCAGTTCGAAGCTGATGATGGACTTCAAGCAGGGCGAGATCACCATTCCTGAGTTTGACTTCAGCGTCTTTGATCCTGGCAGCGGCGTTCTGTACGCGGACTACTACGCCAACCTGTAAGCATTCCTTACCATTTGGCCGGCGGACAACCACCTCCGGCCAATTTCCAACCTGAAGCACGGAGGCAGTCATGAAGGTCACACTACTTACCGGGCGCGTCGTCGAGATCGGCGCGTTGAAGATGGGCCAATTGCGCAGGATGACGGAGAAGGTCACCGCTGGCAGCGCGCTCGACGCGACGGTCAACGCCTGCGTCGATGCGATGAACAACGGCCGCACTCATGATTCGACGCCGCTGACCGCCGCATGGTTCGAGGACGAGTTCACCGTCGCCGAAGCCAATGAGCTATTCGCCAAGGTCGCGGAGGTGAGTGGGATCACGCTGGGGGAAGCGGTGACGATCCAGTAGATTTCCTCATGCTCTGGGCGCGGCTGGTGACCGACGGCGGCATCGACCCGATTCAGGCATGGGAGATCCCGTTCCCGGAAGTGGTGGCGCTCATCAACGCATGGGCTGAACACCCTCCGCTTCGCTGGATGATTTCACGCTTCTTTGAGTACCCCGAGGGCAAGTGGTGACGCTTGCCCTCACGCCGGAGACACGATGGCAAACGAATATCTGATTTCCGTGGGCGTCAAGGCCGACTTCACGCAGCTTACCGAACAGCAGAAGGTCGCTGCGGAGGCGGTCAAGAGCGCAACCGCGCAGATGGAAGAGGCATACAAGGAACTTGCATCTGCCTTAGGCAGTAGCGATCAACATATCGTGGCGCAAGCGCAGGCAATGATGGCCGAGTATCAGGCCGCCGTGGACTCCGCCAAGGCGTCTCTCGCGCAGGCAACCATGGCCTTGCGCGAGTTCTCGGCGGCACAGCGCTCGAACGTCAGCGCAACTGCGGAAGAGACTGACGCGATTACCGAGAACACGGGCGCTACCCTGTCCAACGCCGAAGCGAAGCGCCAGGCGGTCGACGCAGGCCGCGTCTTCATGGGAAGCACATACGGAGCCGCGCGCGCCATGGCGGATTTTGCGAGCCAGTTCCCGGCCATGCAGGGAGTCATCGCAGCCGCGTTCGACGTAGCGGTCGTGGGCGCGTTTGTCCAAATGGCATTGATGGCCGGAAGGGCGATCTATAAATTCGCGTCAAACGCCGAGGATTTGGCCTCCGAGCTGAATACAAGCTGGCTCGAAGGAGCCATAGGCCAGATGACCGGCCTCGCGGCGGCCACTAAGCAGGCAGACGACGAGGCTCTGAAGCTGGCGCAGGATGCGGACAAGTTCGCCACGCAGCACCAGAACGTGGAAGCGCAATACATCGGGGCCACGCAAGGGCAGCCTGCGGAAGACAGATACCGCGCATCGATGGAAAAGCAGTTCGCAGCCAAGCAGGCGGCGATGCTGGGGCCGCTCGAAGACAGCCTCAGCGCCGACCAAAAGGCCGCCAAGGCAACGGAACCTATCCTCGCCAATACCGGCTACGGATTTATACAGGTTGGAACCCGGCTCACTCCGCAGGCAGAACTCGCCAAAAAGAAAGTGGCAAACGATCAGGAGCAGATCGCCCAGATTCAGGGAAACATAGCCGACGCCAACATGAAGGCGGCTGTAGACCTGATTAACGCCACAAAGGCCGCGCGTACCACATCTGGTACAGTAACCGCGTCCGGCGCAGCCGCCCCATTCTCCGGCATGACGGCGCACGAACTCTTGTTCGGCACACCCGCGCCGCATAGTGTTATCTGGGATGAGCAGCAGCGGGCCGCGAGGAGCAGGGCCGCAACGCTCGACCGGAGGGTTCCGCTCACCGGCCTACTCAATCCCGCCGCCCACGTGCACACCGGCCTTCCGCCTGTCGAGAGCAGCAGTAGCCTGTCTTCGCTGCGGATCATTCAATTCCGGGAGCGCATGGGGCAGCTTTCACCCGCTCAGGCTGCGGCTCAGGAGAGCGCGGCGGTCAACGCGAACGCGAACAGCAAGATCTCCGGACTCCGCGCCACGCAGAACCAGGTGGCACCCGAAGGCGTCTTTTCGACGAGCCAGAAGCAGTTCGCCGAATACCAGCAGCTTCAGAACAAGATCGTCCAGGTGCGGCTCCAGACGGTGGCAAAGCTCCAGCAGATTTCGATGCAGGAGCAGATGCAGAACCAGCAGCACTACCAGCGCATGTTTCAGAACATGACCGGGCCGCTCAATCAGTTTACGGATCACTGGCTTCAGAGCGGGCTGCGCATGGGTGTCGCCTTCCAGCGGATGTATGACCAGTTAGCGATGATGGCGATCAACTATGAGCTGAAGACAGTCGAAGCTCACATCGCGGCTGAATTGAGAAAGACCCTTGCGACTGAGGAGGGCAACCTAAAGCGAGTAGCCTCTACGCTGATGGCCGAGGCGAGAACTGCGGCCATCGAGACTGCCCACGCCTTTGGGACCATTGCGAAATTTGCGGCCATCGGCGCGGCGAAGGCATGGACAGCGATGGCCGATATCCCGGTCATTGGCCCCGCGCTGGGCGTCGCCGCTGGTGCGGCCGCGTTCGCGGGCATCATGCACTTGGCGGGCGCGTTCGAGAAAGGCGGCCTGGTTCCGGGCTCCATAGGATCGGCAGTTCCGATTCTGGCGCATGGCGGCGAGGCCGTCCTGCCTCAGAGCCTCACTTCCATGTTGACGAACGCCGCGAACAACGGAGCGGGAGGGGGCGCGGTCCATTACCACGACCACACAAACCTCAGCGGCATTGACGGAGCCAGTGTGGCCGGGATGTACCGGAAGAACGCCGCTGCTGGACGACGCGAGTTCACACGACAACTCCGACTGATGAACAAGATTTAGGCTATCGAGTCGCCTCAGTCCCGCTTGCCAGGTTGGGGTCGTTGCCGAAAAAAGACCACGGAACTTTAATCATGTGCCGCTTCCCGAGGCCGCTTGAAAGGATCAGGACATCCCCTTTATTCGGAGGCGAAGTCAGCCGGAAGGAATACTGGTCAAAATAGCTATAGCCATAAACCGGGCCGCTC